GATTGCCACCACACCCAATGTTATCTTGTAGTTATCCTCATCTGTAATACTGATTATTCTAAAAACCTTAGAGTTGATATCACTCGGAAGAATTCCATTAGTCAAAGAGAAAGCAAAATTCTCAAAATAGACAAAATCTCCCTGCCCAGCACCGTGCATAGGGTCGGTAATTGTTATATCGGAAGATGTATCGACCGATGTAATCGGATTGTTTGGGAGATCTACCTCGGAACGGAACGCTGTAATGTCAGAAAAGATCCCATTAATGGATGAATACAACTTCTGATGCGTACCTGCGAGCGTTCTGATGTTTGCAACAAAATCTCTCCAAGAGAACAACGCTCGACATGTACCATCCATCACTTGGACTGAAACTGTCGGATCGGAAACCTGGGTCCATCCTCCAATTCTCTCAGGAAGTCCCATCTTGAAACGAACCTTGTTCGATCCGTACCAAGCGTTCTCGTCCGAATAGGACGTACCATCTCTATTGATTCCGGGCTTGAATAGAAATTTCTGTAGAGGCAACTATCCTCTTCCCCTATCGTATGTATACCCAATGGGGCTATACCTAATAGCAAGCTGATTCAAACCAGCGAAGGTACTCATAACACTTTTACCAATTCTTACTGATATAAGAAATGTAGGGAATTCGTCATCGTTTACATCGACTTCACAATGCGTTGCAGATAAACTACTCAGAACATTCGGAGTGCCTCGTTTGGATGCAACACCAAAGGATCCAGAGCCAGAGTTCCAACTATTAGTGCCCGAATAGACAGCCAGGGTCGCACCCCCAGCCCCCATGCTTCCTTCCGGGGCAATGAAAGGACTAGAGAGGTAGTTAATAGGTGCCTGCTGCACAATTGAGCTATAGGCAATGCTGTACTGGTTGGGTCCAGCATCAATGTAATTCCCAGCATATGGAATTACACCTGTTGGATCTACGGCGGCATCTGGTGTGTAAAATTTCGCAAACACTTGACCGGAGGGATTTATGGTTGGAGTCGAAACTTCGTCAGACCTCGCCCACTGAGCCATGAAACGGGCAGTAGTACTCGGCGGCGCAAAGTCACCATCGTCAATGCTCTGCAAGCCCGCTCCACCCGAGATGGAATCTAAACCATCTGGACTAGCCATCCCCGTTGGATCCAGCGGATTCCACACTGGATTAGTAGTCGCATCGTGACTAGAGTTAGGATCCCCGTAAACCGGACTTTCGGTTAAAGCTTGGTGTCCAGGATAAAGCCAATCAACTCTGCTTAGATCCGAAGAAGACTGTGTGTATGGCATTATGTAATTCGGGAAGCCTGATCCACCGAGAACGAAGTAGTGCCACGCAATCTGACGGTATGCGATAGCTGAGGCGGAACCAACGCCCAGTGCAGACTGTGCCGCTGGGTTCTCTCTCAAGCCCGCCGCATCGGCACTATCCCACACGTCCCATCCATAATCAACTACTGCAGTTCCAGTTTTATTCTGTATTACAAAGAATCTATGCCATCCTGCAGACGGGCTTGCACTGACATTTTGGGGCCAGCCCCCACCGGTCCCAGAAGCCCAATTCACCCCGGCACCACTACTGGTCTGACCACCGACAAACGGCTCCTTCGTCCAAAGGAATGAATCAGTTGTTATTTCGGTAGTGTCCTCTTCGTCCCTGCATACACCCGCTGAAACAACAACCTTTGCCTCTGTTATCAAAGTTGGAACCTTAAGAGCATTGGCAGTGAGTTGAACACTCATCCCGGTAATCCCACCGCGCTGAATTGAACAAGATTGACCACCCGTACCTACATCAGTCCAACCCGTAAAATCGCTAGTACCCGAAACTGTAGTGTTTCGGAATTGCATATGTCCATCGGAAGGATTTACCCGAATGCCGGGATTGTCGGTCCAGCTTGGGCTGACCTTCGGAAGCCAACTCACATCTCCATAGTAAGATTCAGCCGCACTACCTGTATCCACAGTAAGCTGATTTACAGACGCTGTTGCTTTTGTCGTCGCCCCGATAGTGGTTCCATCAATGGCACCCCCACCTATATCAACGCTTGGCAAGACTATGGCACCACCATGCGTGATGGTGATAGTCTGCCCAGAACCAGAGTTCGTTCCAAGGACTAGGTTCTCTGTACCGCTGCTACCAATCGTTGCTGTGTCTGAACCGCTCCCAACAATGATCTTACCAGTACCATCTGGCTTAAGATCCATGTTGGCATCCGTACCTTGACGAATAACAACTGAACCGGAAGTTGTACCAGAGTTGGTATCGATTGTTAAAGCGCCGATACCGCTGGTTGTAACATTGGTGGTTGTAGCTCCAGATCCGACAACAATCTCACGAGACTCAAGAGTGACTGGATGGGTCGCCGTGAAAGTCTTTATCTTTATTCCACCAGACGCTGCAACATCCTGCTCAACAAAATCAGTGCTTCCACCCTGATAGATTTTGATATTTTTCGCATCTATCCGAGTATCCGCCCTTAGGGTATCCACGGAAAGATCATCGAGTGTGGCGACCACATCCCGGGTAGTACCACCATCAATGTTTACATGGATATGCTTCGTGTAACCGGTAAGAATATCTACATTATCGCCAGCCCCAGCACTAACCGTGAGCGTACCTCCGGTAGCATTAATAAAAAAATATGTCTTCTTTCCGCTACTAAGACCACCACCCGTCTGGAGCGTAAGAGTACAATCTCCATTTCCCGCTGTATTCTCAAAGAGAACGACACTTACGGCATTTACACTAACCGGAGCCGAATCAACATTTGCAATATCAAGATCTTCCGTGAATGTCCCCGATGCATCATTAAGATCAATCTTCGTACTCCCGCCAATCATTCCTTCCAATCGTGATAGATTGTTAACCGTAATAGTCCCCCAATCCCCATCCTCCGTACCGGTGGTAATCTTGGATAGACCATATGAAGGTGTCGATGTTACAGCCATAACCTACCTAAGCCGCCGAAGCGGGAGATTCAACTGGATTCCCAGCCAAAACATTTGAAAGCCCCTGCAAATCAGATTGAAACTTCTGTTCATAGTAATTCGTCATTCCAGCATCCGTCTTCATGAATCCATATGCCTCTGCCAACGACCCATGCAGCAATGTATTCGGAAACGAAACACTAAGCCACGTACCATCCACCTGGTTACCAGTGTCAGTCAATGAATCTTCGACTGCCTTCTGGTAATAGTCAACAAAAATATTTCCACTATTAGAAAACGGAACAAAAGTAATCGTTGTCCTGGGCGTTGTGGAACTCATGGTTGAGCTATTAATTGCGTAATATTTGGGAGTTCCCGTTGTCTCGCTAACAGGATATGCCTCTCTCAAGAAATCCCAATCCTTTCTCAATAGATACACATCGTCCGTAGTACCCGAAGTACCGACATTGAATCGCACATCGTAAATTTCAACAGCATTATCAACTGGAATATTGTTAATAGAACTGGTCACTGCGTTTGCAGTAGTAGATCTAAAATGGGCTGGCATCTGGATGGATGTAAACACCCTCTCTTCTGTCGCACGAATAAAATTATCTATCATCCCAGAGAATGTCACTTCATCATTCTGGGTATAATCCTTAATCGCATTTGTCATGTCTGTGTAATTCATCAGTCCCTGAACCTCCCGCCTCTCGTAGCCTGCCCCATTCCTCGAACATTCCTAACTGGACCACCACTCGCGTAGTCATAAACTACTACCCCGCCATTCTCCTTGGCGAACTTCTTGGCGTCCTCTTCATCCTTCTTCTTGTATTTTCCACCTGCGTCAGCTTCTCCAAATTTCTTTTTCCGACCATCAGGCAAAACAACTATCGGCATATCTAACTCCTAATCCCTGAACTTACCACCGCGAGATGCTCGGCCCATTCCCTTTGCATTCTTCCTCGGTGCCCAATATTCGACTTGACCAGACTTGTCACTGTCCAAAATAACCTCTCCGCCAAAATCCTCTGCATATACCTCAGCCAAAAGCTTGTCCTCTTCGCTGTACTTACCCGTCCTTCTGTCGGCTTCACCTATCTGCTTGGAAGTCCCATCACGCAATTTAACTTTAGGCATCTCTTCTCCTACGAAAAGTTGAATCTGATGTAGTCCAATTCGTAGACACCATTCAACGCATTGCTACCGAAAAGCTCAAACTCAACCAAGTTAACTGTTCCAGTCCAGTCGGAATTCCCAAGCATATCCCACGTCAAAACATGCTTGTTGTCACCCATTGCATAGAAGTTGGGGGATTCAATTTGCTTTGAATTCCCACCAGTCCAGTGCATCCTTCCAAGCCATTCGAATGGATCCGGCCTGGTTGTCAATTGAATGGAGGCTCTAACATTCTTGTAGATCGATGAATCTATCGATACCGATTTGGTAATCTTATGTTGGCTACCCGTAGATACTTCCGTAACCTCAATGGACTTGTTGGCAGAAACGTATGCAACCGCAATGGAAGCATTCGCAGCCGACCAGCCATCCGCATCTGTCAGGAAATCATCGCGAACAGACTCTATCTGAACCCCACCAACAAAACTTCCATATCTACTTGCATCAACACCGAGATCGGGTCTTGGATTCCGAACAGCCTCTATCTCGCTAATCGGTATCTTCCCTAGCTGATACTGCGGTTGGTCTGGATCCCAGCATGTGGGACAAACCAAAAACCCAGTCTTGTTTTGATTTACAACCTCTGACTTCAGATCATGCAACAAGTACTGAAACCCGCATTGGTCACAGTCTCCAATCGCCTTTGCGCCAATAGCAAATTGACTCAATAGGTATACCCACCGGGAACGAAATGCACAGAAGCCTTCTCTCGATCCTCCTGGGCGGCAAGACTGTATTGCTCCTCATACGCCTGCTTTAGTGGGGCAACCCTACCTGCCGCCTCTGGTCTTTTCATGGCAATCTGATACGCCAATCCTGCGACCAACGCTGGTATGAATCTTCCTGGAACATCCATCGTAAGGCCCGCACTCGTACCACTGTCCTGAATCCTCTTCATCCTCCAGTACAGTACCGTGTATTTGTCGGATTCATCGGGTGTGGGCCAAAACGTAATCGTTGAATTTGTCGAACCGACCTCTTGCCTGTCGATGTAATATTGAAGCGGTCTAGCCTGTGTTAGTTTGTTTGGAATGGATGCATAGGTCGGCATCGAAACCCGTGTCATCTGCAAGTCTGATTGATTCGTAAGACTTCCACTGTCTGTCCTAATGATTACCTCTAAAACAGAAATCGTACTCGCGGCGAGATCGTAAGTCGATGTACCCTTTGTTAAGGTGTCTCCGACGCCACCACCGGCCAAGGTTGTCTGCTCGACCGTCCAAAGATTCAACCCCCTATTCTGCCATTCCAATGTAAGGTAATCGATACTCCTCCTCGCACTGCGAAGATCGTATCCACCCCGTAGCTCAAGACCGGCACGTTCAAATGCCTCCTCTGCGAGGTCTCCAATGTCAGGATTAAATGAATAGGTTGTGCTTGTAGCCATACACTAAAACCCTCTACGAGAAGAAGACCTGGGAATGGACGATCTCCTATCCGGCATCTTCATCGGCTGAACGTTCCCCTGTACCTGTTGGGGCTGTGACATCACCATCTGGGTGTTTGAATCATTCGGCGCACTTTGACTCAATACGATAGCCAACTGTTCATCGTAATCGCTCTTCAGCAGTGGCAACCTTGCAGAAGCCTCTGGATGCTTCATTGCAATCCTATAAGCCAACCCACTCGCCAAAACGGGAAGATACACAGAGGGAACCTCAATCGTGTTGGATGCATAGTTACCCGTATCCTCAATCCTTCTGGTTCTCCATAGATTCACTGTATACCCAGACGTGTATGAAGCGTTAGGAACGGGGTAAACGGAAATCTTTGACTGCCTGTCAACACCACCCGTGGCATCCATCACCTCAATGGGCTGGAACCAGAACCTGTCCGGTCTACCAGAAGTCCCCTTCATCATAATAGATGCGTACGATCTCTGGTTTATCTTCCTCAACATATAGTCTACGGTGGCACTTGACCAAGAAACATCCAAAACATCCACGGTTCCAAGTGGAACATCGTAATCTGATTGGTCTTCAACAGCGGGACCTATGGCAACCTTATCAACCACCCAAATATCCAAGCCACGATTCTGCCATTCCAACGTAAGAAGGTTGATACTCCTTCTAGATGTCTTCAAATCATAAGAAGACTTCAACTCCAATCCGGAGCGTTCGTACGCCTCCTCAACCAAGTCCCCGATATCCAAATTGAAAACTGATGTGCCGCTAAGAGCAGCGTCGTATGTAGGCATTAAGACTTTCTACCTTTGTGAGTCTTTCTCTTTTTCTTGTGCGCCTTTCTTTCTTCGCTCATGGCGATAGCGACTGCTTGCTTACGGCTTTTAACCTTAGGACCCTTCTTGGATCCAGAACGGAGTGTTCTCTTCTTGAACTCTCCCATCACCTTTTTAGTTTTGTGGGGCACTTCTTATTGCTTCCAGAATTTCCCTACTCTGCTCAGACTGCTCAATCCTCAACTCTTTCAATTCACCCTTCAAGTCACCCAGCAACGCACTGTTATGCTCAACATTCGTTTGAACTCTTTCTAATCTAACTTGTATTGCCGTAACATCCTTTTCGAATGCTGCCTCTCCGTGCTTCGGCTCATTGCTGTGTGCAATGGAAATGAAAAACGTAGCACCAATACATGATGCAATTATTGTTAATGAACTCCAAAAAGTGGAAGATGTGACGTGATCCATATCACACGTAAAAAATCGTTAGAGCGTCTACGCAACAAGGAGAACCAGAATCCCCCGTCGTAGAACCCTCGATTACAGAGATTCCAGTGTCAAACAAAATTCCATCCTCCCCCATCGGAATATCAATCGACCACTGATAGCGAGATTCATCCGCTTGCGCTCCGCACATCAACAACACCTCGTATAGCGTGGACCCACTCGCTCCATTCGTGAATTTCAACGTCTTCATCTTCATTGCAAAGCCAGCAGAAGTACTCAGATTGCTTGGCTGCAAACTCACCATCATCAGCCTAGATCTGGCAGATGTCATGGAAACGGAAGAACTAAGATCGCCCTCTGCAAAAGCACTCTTGCAAAGATAATCACCAATCATGTGTAAATCACCTGAACCTGGGTGTCCAAGGATCCACTATCAACCGTGATCTTTACATTCATCCCATCTGTAAAGCGAACGCCAATCCCAGGTATCGACACCAGATTATTCGGTGCCTTCATATTGAGAATCCCGGTGCCATACGGAGGCGCAAAGTTAAAAGAACCAATGAACGGAACCCTGTATTTAACTAAAACATTTCCGCTGGAATCACCGTTAATGAATTCGACATGTGCTACGCCAAACTGAGATGCATCACCACTTGGAGTTGCACTGAAACATCGAAGATCACACATGGATCCAACGGGAACGATCTGTGAGTTTGCCGAACCAGCCCCGGTCTTCTCAAAAAATGCAACCCTGGCACTGCTTAGAATCCTCATGACCAGAACAGCGTCATCTTGCAAGCCCGTATTACTGGAGTACCAGCGATGGACTCATCACATCTAACAAACAAACCCTTGTCTATCCTCATGTAGCAATCCAAGGGCATCGCAATGGAATTCGGCTGTATGTATTGCCCCAGTTGCAACGAAAAAATCTTCCCGGATGCCGAATTGCCATTGAACAAATTCAGCGTTGCTGGATCGGAAGAAATCGGCTGATTCGTTACAAAGAAAATGGCACGGAGCCAAAATGGATTCTGTCCAGCCTTGGGAAGGGTGTATTTTTGTCCATCTACACTGGTACTACCCCCAACATCATTATAGGTTGAGGCAGCCTCATCTGTCCCAGACCAAGTAACGGAACTCACATAGGAGATAGGTGAAGGCATGGCCGAAGTCCTTATGCACCCTGGTAAGTGATCGAGACTGCCACCACACCGCCACCCTCGCTCGATACACCCTGGCCGAATATGCCGTCAGTAAATAGGATCCCATTGGGTGGAATCGGCAAATAGCCCGCCTCGGCAGGGAAATCATTCCAATGCAGAAGCCCATTACCCGTCGCATTCGCCCAAAATCCAGATTCGTAAAAAACCGTCCCACCGGAGCCATTCTTCATTTGTATCGACGAACTATTGGGATTGCCAAACTGATTACCGGCTCTCGGAAACGGACACCAGACTACGGAGTGGAGTCTCGCGCGAACCCCCGCAGGAAGAAGCTCGAACTCAGTTGTTCCGATAGTCCCATCGGCTGTTATTTCAGCATATGTTCCAAGGAGTTTGAAGACGTTCCGAACACCCGTGTTATTCATCTCTACGCCTGATAAAAAATATTAACGCATTTCAATGGCTTTGCCGTTGGCGCGCTGGTAGAAAACTTCAAGGAATCTGAAACCCGTATGCCCAATCCCGGGATCAGTCTTACACTGGAACCACCCCCAAAGTTCTGGTAGGTCCCTGGATACAGAGTGAACAACACGTCACTCCCATCCTTTAGAACGAAGGTAATTACCGAGGTGACATTATCCGCAACAGAAAAATGAACACCCTTCAAAACGCACGGTCCACCCAGAACCGTTATATCACCATCGGCTACTTCCGTAGAGAGTCGGTAAAAGTTTGAAACAGATGTCTGTTCCATACTATTGATAAACCAAATGGACCATGCATTTCATATCTGCAACGATATCTTCAGTTGTCAGGACATCCACATGAAGTCCGCTTTTGAAACGAAGCCCACCCTCGGGTATCGGGATCAAGCTTAACCCGTCCTCCCCATTGGACCGAACCTCGTGATCAAATACCAACTTCCCATCTATGGCACGATTCCCTTCGCCAAACTCAGTTACATTTGTCCAAAACAGAAGCGTATAGGTGGACCCTGGTATACCTATATTCGAACCGTGATATCCGCGAAGCGAAGCTATCAAGCCACTGGGAACAATAGTCTCACCCTCAATCGGATGTTCAATAAATGCCTTGGTAAATATCTTTACCTTTGAAGGTGATCTAGACATCATGTGTAGAAAACACTCATACTGGAATTTTTAATCAGGTTATCGGTTGTTGCTGTCACGTACAGACCGTCTTTGATTAGAATAAAAGATCCATTTGCGAGAGCAAAGTAGTTTTCGCGACTATTCCAGGGTCCATGTGGGGCACACCAGACTAAGTGGCGAACCCCCGATGACTGCCCCCTATACAGGCAGAAGTAAGAAACATCCTCCACTTCCCCTTGTGGTAGCTGAATGCTCAGTCCGTGAAGCCTGAAATTATCAAGCTCTCCAACTCGGTACGGAGTATCCGAGATACCATCGGTCCCACTCCAGTCTATAACCGATACATGGATGGAGTCCATCAATCATCCACCACTAGAAGCAAAACGCGATGAAATCAACACTGGTCTGCGCGATACCGCAGCCAGCAGTTGTCGGCCCCGCTCCCATTACCCAGATCGTGTTGCACTCCATCATCTGCGCGGCACACACCTCGTCGCCCGAGTCGAAGTCCTCATCCGAGTCATCACCCCACGCGACGACACCGTGAGACGACGCCCCGGTCCCCTGTGCCACTGGATGTGTGATGGGAATCTCGCGACCCTTCTTTGTCAGGGTGACCGTACAACCCGTGTCATCAATCAACTGAGGAGACATGTAACAGAATGCGTTCTGGTCATTTCCACCATCCTGGCAGTCAGAATGCGCGTCACAGTTTGTGGTGCTAGCTGAGCCGGTTGTGTTGCTGCATGTGTATGAAGTGCGACTAGTAAGGGCAGTAGACCTCCCCTTAGTGTAGGCGATTGCTTCGGCAGCAGTGTCGTAATCAGGCGGCGTAGTGGTACTTCCCCAGCCCACATATTCCGCCAACGTGCAGGAAACCCCGCACCCGGCTTCCCCGGAGATATTATCCACATAGTCCCAAAGCTCGCCGCTCACTCCAGAGTTAGCCGACGAGATCATGTCTAGGTTGCTGCGTCCTCTGCCCACCTCGCCACCATCACAAAGATTGCCAGACTCACCGCCCGGATTGCAATCACCATCAATGCCAATTCTGCACACCAACCCCTCGTAGGTACTGGTTCCCCCGGTTGCATCACAGACCCCCAAGCTCGCTGAACCTCTGGACCGTACTCGCTGATGCCCTCTCACGGCAGTTTGATAGTCCATGTTCAGTTCGATTGTATTCGCGTCGATCACGCTCACGTAATAATGGAGTCCCGATCCGACACCTGCAAGCCATATACCAGTAGCATCGCCAGCACCACACGATTCCGTAGCTGTAAATGGACCGTCTCCGCTACGGAAATTATGTGGAGTGGCATACCGGAGTCGGTTGAATAGTGTGTCCTCGGTGGTAGTCGCAATGGATGCCTGCCCTGACATGAATCCCCAAGATCCTTCATCCCCATCTCGATCCACTGACAAATTGAAACCACCGCCAGGACCGACCATTCGCTGAATGCAGGTATCGAACTCCTGGTTTGATCCAGTCGCTATCCTTTGGTGTGCGTTCATAACCCCACCGTCAGCGCCGGTAGTCCTCCTCTGCGTCCCAAGATCTCCGACATTTAGAGGTGAAGAGGTACTGAACTTCCCAGTGTTTCCGAAGATATTCTGATTCGCAGTAGGGGGAGGCCATCCAGCACCATCATAATACGCATTCAGTGCGCCCTGGTCGGCCCAGCACTGTCGAGCGTCGAAGTCTGAAATTTTCATTACTGGGTGGATTCCAGGCACTGCCTGAGTCTGCTTATCTCTCCACCAGCCCCCAACGCAGGTATCTCCCCCTACCGTACAGTCACTGTCTGTTCTGCACTGAACCGTAGGTGGGGATGTCGTCCCCTGACAAGTACCCCATGCACCTGAGTCGTTAACACCAGTATCGGCCGTTGGCTTCGGGCGACCATTTGCTCCCTTGTAGTCATTTGAAGTGACCAAAAAACTGGTACCGGTGGAACAATTATCCTGTCCGGGCACGCAATATGAAGGCAGGTTGATGTTATCGAAGGTATTCATGCCTACCCGGAGGGCTCCGTTTGTATCAGGATTGACCGTTATCCAATGATCCCAAACTCTTGGAGAACTCACACTGCTGTCGAGCCACCTTCCCTCAGTGGCAGCCACACCGTCGTTATCCAGAAGCATCGCCCGGCGAACATCAATGGATTCAAACCTAATCTTTACATCGTCGTATACCATCTTCTTTGTATTGGGGTTGTAGTAAGCATCCAAGGAACCATATCGCTGCCCCCTGATTGAATAATTGTGACCAGCCCTATCGAACATATTCTCGACATAACAGGCATAGTCATTCGGGTCAGTAGGATCTGCTGCGGGATTATCTTGGGCACAATTAACCGCATCGTTTGGGCCATCAAATCCAGGCGAACCATCTGTCGTATACATCAGAAAGGGGACCGGCCCTTGTCCAGTCCGATTCGGCGTCCCAACGGGTGGGGTAGACGAACCCAATGGCACAGCCAGGGCCACGGGAACTTCGGCGTAATTACCCAAAGTGCCCGAATTGACAACCCCACCTAGTGGGTTTGGAATATCCACTTGGGTTTCAAGCCCGCGGTCGCCAGGAGTCCTCGTAACTTCAGTCACTGTCCGGAGATCTACCCCGGGTACATTATCAATACTTCCAGCCTCGGATACCGTCGCCATCAGCGAGACTATGATTACAACGAACAGCAACCTAATCATTTTCTAGTGCCCCTCGACGATGAATCACCACCCTTGGACCCGTACTGCACGTAGATCCAGAGTGAACAGCCTTGATAAACGCCATGGGTGCTGCGGCAATCCCATCGATTGAGATCATCGAAATCCCCACATCGTCAGTAGCATCCAAGTCCAAACTTCCAATGTAATGCCACGGTGGCGTGGCAGTTGCGTTGTCTGCCTTGGAATAGATCTTAATATCAGATGCACCGCAACTGGCCTCAATCGTCTGCAACTCAATCGCCAAACTCCGAATCCTGCGATGCCTGCCGAAACCAATCTTCAAAGCCGCACTGCCGCATACACCGGTTAGGTCATCCGTGTCACACAGAACCGTGCAGTATCCCTCCATCCAGGTGGGACCCGTGGAGCAATCATCCCCATGCTCCCCGTAAACCGGGGTGGCAAAAAGGACCGATAGAATCAAAACGAGAAGTTTCACTGTTGAACCCCTGGAGAAGGAAGGGGGCACCCAAAGGTGCCCCCACCACTCATCCAATATTGTTACGCAATAGTTGCAAGCGGAGTACTAAGAGCCTCGGCCTTCCAAGTCGAATTGGTTCCGTCGTCAGTCATGCAAGTCAGAGTAGTCCTCGCATTGGCTACCGTATTGTTAACCCAAGTAAGGGTGTCTCCGGATATAGCTTGGTCCGGATTGTGAGCAGTGCCATCGATAAGTTGAACGACTCCAAAAAAGTTGGAGACCCCAGAGCCCGGAAGGACAAACGTCGTCGTGACGCTTCCGCCTACCGCAGTTGTCAGGAAGAAGTGGTACTGAACTCCAACATTATCAGTACTAAGCGCAGGCATGTTGACAACATTAGCCGCAGTCCCGTTCACAATGAAGGTGGTCCCAGACTCTTGAACTGTCAGGGTATCAGTCGCCCCTCCCGCTCCCGCAAAGGTCGAGTTGTCAACGGATACCCTGAAATTGGGCCTAGTTCCGTAATCCGATTCAGTTGTTTCTACGCCAGTACTCGCAGCCTTGGAAACAACGGTAAAACCGTTCTCCGATCTAACCGGACCATTAAAAGTTGTATTAGCCACAATAAATACCTCGTCGCACGCAACTAACCCTGACAGTCCGCGTGCTGTCTTGTTAAGTCTGCCAGGTTTGGTTGAAAGGAGGGGGGAGGGGGCATTACACCCCCTCCCCGTTCTCCACGTTGGTTAACTAATCAGACTTCTGACTAGCTAGTCCCGGCACTTCCGTAAATGCCGAGAGGATCGGACACGCCGAAGCTGTAACGCTCCCGTGCCTTGTACCTAACATTGCCGGTGTCGAAATCACCGTCCATGCCAGTCTGAAGCGGGACGCGGTCGAACATCTTCATGCCATTCGGCACGTCCGTAATCAGGAACCAAGCATTGGTATCCGTCAGGTAATGGTTAACACGATACCCCTCAGGGATCGTCCCGTTGTTCCGAAGCGCGTTGATATCATTGTCCGCAGTTCCAGGCCGTTGTTCGGTATCCAGAATACGGGTTGCAATGAACATCAGTTGCGGCGGAATGACGAGCTTCCGAGGAGTTGCTGCAATCAGCAGTCCACGTTCATCAGTGAACGCGGCAATATCAATTGCTGCCTGCTCCAAGGAGGTCTCGTTCAGGTCCGATGCAACGGTGGGCAGATTTCTGTTGGTCCCACCACTAACCAAGGGATGTGAAGCACTGAACAAAGCAACGCCATCTCCACCAAGGAAGGTGCCGAAGCCATTGTTCAAAGGTGCTGCACCCTTGACCTGCTTTGTGTACGCCATGGACCGGGACAGAGCCTTCGTGTAACGCGCCGAAAGCGAGTCATAAAGGTTGTCTTCCACTGCCTCCTCCGTAATGGAGAATCCCATAGCCACAGTTTCGTGGTTATAGCGAGCAGTGAAATGCTCCTGTGCCGTGTCGTACGTGATGGCAGAACCCTCTGACTTGACGGGTGCGGACCCGAATCCAGAGAGCTTCACCTCTTCTTCGAAAGCACGATCAGAAGACTCTACTTCGTAGATCTCCTTATGCTCGTCATCGTACTTTGCATACTCCAACCCGAACAAGGCATTCAGGCCCGGGAGGAGTTCCTTCATCATTTGTGCGCGACTAATCGCCATGATTAATTACCTCCTTCCCTAAGTAACTGTGAACGGATAGCCGTACAGGGTACAAGTCGGGCTTGACCACCGTACGATCAGATCACATTCTGAGTCGGATGAAGTGATATCGGAACCGTCCCGATGAACACCAACAATGCGAAGACATGCGTCGCCGACATCGTTATTGCTCGCAACGACCGCACCGGAAAGTCCGGTATCGGTCGCTCCTGCCGTCAAGGTAGGATTGACAAGGTTACCCAAGTCCAATTCTGCCCATTCGTCAGTCGAGTGGATCAGATAAACGGCATTGGGATCCGTAACAACGAATCCAAATGCTTCCGTACCAGCCGCCCCCGGCCACATGTTATTCCAAGTTGGCGTACCGTTGGTATCCACGTAACGGCAACCCACAAACACACCTAGTGCTTGGTTTGCCGGAACCGTATTACCACCAGAGCCAGCCGTAATAACCAACGGAATGGGAGCCGTAGCACCCAGAACAACAATCCCGTAGTCATTGGTGAGTTTCACCAAATCCCCGTGACTGATCCTGGTTGCCTCGGCTGGATTAATAGGAAATTCCTCAAATCCACCCGTTTGATAGTTATACCCACCATGAGTGATGGGTTTAAATCCATAAGCCATTTGGCTATCTCCTGAGATGTTTGGTGATAGCCCGCGATAAACCCTTTACCGCTCACCACCGCCAAACTGAATTTTGGTAGAACGCTCAGGCGGAAGCAAAGGCATGCGTGGATTGTTCTCTCGCAAGTAAGACTGATCAACCGCAGTCATCTGCGTTTCAGCCTTATTGTCCAAGAACTCCCGTTTTTGCTTCATCTTCTCCCTCGACATCTTGCAAAGCAACAAACCACCAATCTCAATGTTCTCTGTAAACTGAGACTTGAAGTCGTTGATTGCCATCATCTCGGGATAATCTTCAGCTTTAACGGGAACCCAACCCTCTCGAAATGCGCTTGACACATTTCGATTATCCTGCTCGCCCAAAATACTCGTCCGGATCCAACGGAAAGCATATCCCTCGGTATCCCTCGGAGAGGGCAGCATTTGAGGCTGCGTCCAAGTTTCATCCCTCTGTTCCGCTTCGCGAGTTGTATCCTCGCGATCTGTGCGCGTTTCTTCGGCCATTATTGTGACTCCTTAACAAGTTGTCTGGCGTACTGTTCTTTGGTTATACCCAGTCGCTTCGCGAGAGCAACCTGGGTCGCGGATAGCCGTACTTTGCGTGGCGGGTCACCCGAACTGCGCGTCGAAGGGGCAACTACCACGGGTTGAGGCTGGAGTGTCACAGCAGAATCGCGACTCGTTTCTTCCACTCCAAACCTTTGCGGGAACACTTCCCGCATTCTCTTGTCTAGGCGCGCGTAATACTCCCCGGAGCTTGGATTTACACCCTCTCCCCGAATGAGTTTTTCATGGACTCCGTATGCAAACGCAGTCAGTTCCTCATCCTTGCCAAACCAGGAATTGTTCTTCATCCATTCCAAAGCCTTTGGATCTGGCTGCGGAGCGTTGAATACCTGCTGTCCCTGGGGCTGGCCCTGGGGCTGGCCCTGGGGCTGGCCCTGCGTCTGAGGGTTGTTTTGATCCATCTGATTCACAAGCTGGCCCGGTTGAAATGACTGGGCTGCCCGTGAATCGATTTGCGCGGATATCATCTTTTCTTGTGCAACAGAGAGGGCATCCGCGTCACCCTCTTCATATGCGGACTTGTAGGCGTCCTTTGCCTGCTCTGCCATCGATGTTGCGTTTGTTTGGACTTGATCCATCAAAACGCGCTCACCATGACCCAGCATATCGCGAAGCCGTTGATTTTCACCGTATACGTTCCGAAGCTGATTCACAGCCTCTTCTCGCATGCGATTGGAGGATTCCTTGGCTCGACGCTCTTCATGGAAATCATAACGAAGCTTGTTGATCCGCTTCTTAACTCGCCGATCTAGCCCATCGATTTCCTCATCGTGATCATCCTCGGAGTCTGGTTGCCTCGGAGCAACCTGATCATCTTCGGGGCGATCATCTACTACCTCGATTTCCAAATCATCCTCTTGGTTGAACATACTTACATCGGTTGACATATCTAAGCCCTCTCGATGCCGCGCGGGTCTTCCACGACGGCTTCTACCGTATCGTCATTGATCAGTCGAAACTCATGCCCATGTATATTGATGCGGGTTCCGGAAAATGCACGCATCACAATGAAGTCACCTTCTTTGCACCATGGACCTGTTGCTTCAAACTTATCATGCTTATACGCAAGAGGACCCATCTTGACTACGACTCCAACTACCGTTGAAACCTTCTCAATCAGGATCGACTCTTCAGGCTTGTAAATGCCAGCCTCTGTTTTTTCATCAACCTCAGGCAATGCAATCAAGAGCTTCCAACCAACAGGTTCAGGAAGCTTATGTGCATACCTCTTTTCTTCTCCCTCCGTAATGGGAATTGCTTCGCTCATGACCTCACCTTGCACTGAGAATTTGGTGTCTCAGGAACACCTGCACCCGACTTGGGCGAATCACGGCACGAAATCGATGTAGAAGATCGTTCGATCTTCAGGGGTGCGATTCCATGCACTGTGAATTTTGTTGTCATCAAACAGAATCCAGTCCGAAGACTTCTCCCATTTGTATGACCCCATCGATGATGAGATACCGACATCTCCGTCCGGGATATCAATACCCATATGAAAAATTAAATGTCCCTTATTATCATGTGAATGCGGTCTAAGTTCTTGATGTGGACCTAGCCGACTGAATGCAACCAACGAAACCTTTTCCACTGGAAAACTTGAAAATACGATTTGGAATATTTCGGGCCAAATAGCTTCCATGGCCTTCACTGCATTTTCCCAGTCCATCTCAACTTGATACCGGGTTTCGATCATTTTCTTTGATGCGAACACCGGCATGATCTTCCAATCCGCGCCATGATCCCAATCGGATTCCCAATCCATCCAAAAGGACTTACCACCGTCCTCGACGGTTTGATTGTATTCCGAGATGATAATATCGGAACTGTCAACCACATTTTGAAGATTAGACATTCAATTCATCATCCAATCTTTCCAATATATCTAGAAGCTCCCTCTCCGCTATTGCCAACCCCTCGATAACACCACACTGATGCTTATATGAAGGATAATCTGTAGCGGCACCAGTTGAAATATTGTCCGCATAATCATTCATAAACTCACGAATCTTCTTTCTCAAGAGTTCGATTGCGGTTTCCATTTACTCCCTTTTGTTTCTTTCCCTTTCCATTTGAATCCGATCCCACTCGATCTCTGCCTTCCTCTTCTTCTCTACTGCATCCGCACCAATCTTGGCACCCGCCTTGTGAAGATCAGCCATAATCTTCAACTTGGCTGCCTTGTCAGCACGCGAGTTCTCTACTGCATCCGCACCAATCTTGGCACCTTCAATCTTCGTCTCAATCTCAAGCCTCTGTCTCTCCAGGGCAATACGCTCCGCATCGGTAGCAACCCCAACAAGGGTCTGCATCTCTGCCCTTTCGCTCTCTGCTTCCAAGCGACCCTCTTCCATTTCGGCCTGTACAGCCATCCTCTCTCGATCTGCCTCATTCTGCATCTCTGCCTTTTGCAAATCGGCCTGGATCTTGGCTTGGGCAATCTGACCCTTCTGTGCAACATCCTGCTCCTTAATCTGGAGTTCCTTCTGCTGCATCTGGATAATCGGATCCTGCTGCTGCTGCATCTGCTTCTGCATTTCAATCTCCGCCTGGTCCTTTTGCAAGACCTGTGCGGCTGCACGGGAGATCAGTCTGGACAGATTTACCTCTACATCCTCCGGTAGTTCCTCGCCCGGGGGCGGAAGATCTATGCCCAACTGCTTCTCCATCTCGTCACGATACGACATAGAGACATGATCTGTTATGTGCGACATGAACGTGGCTTGGATTGCCTGTGCGTTGGGTGCACCCTGAAGCATTTGCATGATCTTTGGATCTTGCATCGCTGACATATGTGACTGTATATGAGCTTCTTGATCTTGATAAAGGTAAGCCTTGACGGGCTTACCGGTTAGCATGTTCATATTCTCTGATACCGGATCGAGTGCCTTGATATCCTTCTCCATGGGAACCAAGTCATCCGCATCCTGAATTCCTAGAACTTCAAGCATCTGTCTATGTCC